TCTACTGGTAACTTGTTAGTACAAGATACATCAGCAGCAAATGCAACAGGTGTTGAAGCAGAACGTGCAGACGATTATATTGATATTATTATTGAAGTAATTAACACAGGTGCATTGACAAACTTACCTGAAGTACAATATCCAAGTGTTATTTGGGCAGCAGCAGATGTGCAAGCAGCAAGAAGTTCATTGTTTGCAGCACAAGATAATTTTGCAACTAATATTACAAGTTATTTGCTTACAACATATCCAAACTTTACATATGATAGAACAAAGTGTAAAAGAGATGTAGAACTTATTTTAGATGCTGTTGTAAGAGATGTTAAACTAGGCACAAATCACAATAGTATTCAAGCAGGACAAGCATATCAAAGAGCAACAGCAACATATTTTGATGTTGCACAAAAACCTGCAACTATTATTTCAATTAGATATTTAAAAACACTAGCAGCAGCAGGCGCAGCAGGTAGCAGTGTTGCAGTTGAAAGAGTAAATGACAGATTTGATATTATTCTAAACTTAATCGAATTTGCAGATCAAACCTTAACTACTGTGCCAGATGGCGGCTTTGGCGCACAAACTGCATTGCCTAGTGAAGGTAGAACATTCCCTGCACCAACACCTGCAAGCCAAGAATTAATTGATGCAAATAGATTATTACAAGCAAACAGAGATTTCCTAGTTGAAGATACAATTAAGTATATTGCTAACAACTATTTTGTTTATGACAGTGCAAAATGTGCAAGAGATACTGCTTTAATTCTAGATGCTGTAACTTATGACTTAGTTCTAGGTACAAATTATAACAGTGTACAAGCAGGACTGGCATATTATAATGCAAATGCTTCTTTAGTAATCAGTGATCAATTAACAGAAACTGTTGCAGCAATCACATATCTAAGAACAGAAGTAGCAACACTTGTTGCGGCAGATAGTGCAAGCGTAACAGCATGTAATGACTTGTTTGATGAAATTATTGATATTTTACAAAATGGTGTCCTTAGTGCTGATCCATTAACATTTACTGATCCTGGATCAGATGTTAATAAAGCATATGCTAGAACACTATTACAAAGTAACAGAACGTTCATTATTAGTGAATTAATTGCTTGGATCAATTTAAGTTTCCCAACTTTAGTTTACGATCAAGCAAAGTGCGAAAGAGACACAGGATATATCATTGATGCTGTATCGCATGACATACAATACGGTACAAACTTTGCAACAAGAACAGCAGCATTAGCGTATTTTGAAGGAACTGCATCGCAAATTCCTGCATCACAAAAAGACGAAACAATTGCTGCATACCAACAATTAATTGATATTGCTGACGATATAATTATAGAAAACAGAGCAGGACAAACGCTTACAGGTAATCCAGCAAGTTCAGCAGAAATGGATGAATTGGCAGGCTTAGTAACTTATATTGTTGATGTGTTACAAGAAGAAAGCACAGAAAATCTTCCATCTCTTTATGAGCCCGATTTAACTTGGGTTGCTTCTAACTTAACAAACTCAAGAGATTTAATTTTAGCAAGCGGCGACAGTTCTCAATCAGATCTTGTACAAAGTGTAATTGATTATATTAACACAAGTTTAAATGGTTTGAGTTACGACGAAGCAAAATGTCGTAGAGACAGTGAATACATTATTGACAGTGTGTCACATGATATGCTATACGGCGGAAACAGAAGTATACTAGTAAGCACTAGAGCATATTTTGATGACGGTGTTTCTACTATTGTTGGACAAGAGTTTCAAACTGCTGATGCTATTGAACACTTGAGAGATATTAGTGTTAGTATCATTGAAGGTGTTCCAATTGCTGTACAACCTGGAAACGGTGAAACACAAGATTTAAGCGGAACATTTGGCACTTCAACAGAAAGTGAAGTTGCAAATGATCTTTATAATATTTTAATCCTTGCTATTACAGACAGTTTAGGACTAGGTACTACTCCTCAAAATACTGATCCAGATTACAGTTGGATCAGTAGCAGTCTTGTAGAAGCAGCAGATAATGTCCTTACAAATAGCACAACATATCAGCAGCAAGTAATTGATTATATTACTCAAAATATCATTGGCTTTAGATATAATGTAGAAAAGTGTAAAAGAGATACAAACTACATTATTGATGCAGCAGTTTATGATATGATGTATGGTGGTAACAAACAAACTCGCAGAGCAGCAGAAGCTTATTACAGCGGCACAATTTTAAGTGCAGCATCAGAAGGTAATGCAGACCAACAAGATATTACCGAATTTACATATAAGCATCTAGCAAGAGTTTTAAGCGATGTTGCACAAAACATAGATATTACACCTAGTGGTACACCTACATTACTACAAGAAACAGATGGTACAAATGGTAGTGCAGCAGCAGGATTGATTCTAAAAACGCTTGTATCTAAAATTGCCGAAGTTATTGAAACTACTGTAATTGCTGAAACAGGAAACACAGTATATCTTCCTATTGAACAAGATCATAATTATGCAGGTTTAGCATCTATGGCAGACTATGCTGACAGACAATTGATCATGTTTAAAGCACAAGACATTGAAGATGAAGCAATTAGATTATTAAACTTAGAATATGGTGGTGTTGCAGAACTTACATTATTCCCAGGTGTTCTATCAGTAACAAAGGGAACACTAGGTAACATGCAGCGTGTAAGTACTGTGTCAACTTCAGGTCATGCATTTGAATATGTTGGTGCAGGTATTACCTATAACGCACTTCCATTCTTTGGCGGTTCACCGATTGCTGAAAACGAAATTGTCGAGTCTAATACTGGTAAAGTGTTTGCAGGTGGTACTGTTGACCAAATTGGTAACTTTAGAGTTGGTAATTTCTTTGCAGTTAACGCACTTACAGGTGCTATTACACTTAATGCTAACCAAATTGATTTAACAGGTATTGCAAGCATTGGTCCTTTCCAAAGATTTGGTATTCCAGTTGGTGTTGAATTAAAAGAAGTTAGTGACAATACAAACCTTATAGCAAGTACAGGTACAGCAGATATTAATACTGTACCTACACAAAATGCTGTGGTACAATTCCTAAGCAACAACTATCTAAATAAAATCACGGGTGGCACAGTTGAAGGCGATGTTACTTTTGAACTAGACATTGCAGTCGATGGCGGAGACTTGACAACTACTGCAAGTGAGTTTAATCTAGTTAACGATAATGCTAATACCGTTAACTTTGCGGGCGGCGCTGCAAACATTAACATTGGTGATTTGATTGGTACAACAACTATTAATAACAGCCTAGTTGTTAAAGATGATATCAAATTAGGAGAAAATCCTACTACCAATGTTACAACTGATTCATTAACTGTAAACTTACTAAACACAACAGTAACAACAGTTAATGCAATGGGCGAAGCGACTACAATTGTTATTGGTGCAGATACTGGTACTTTGACGATTAACAACGACTTTGTTATTATTGATAGTGACAAGAGTATTCAAGTTCCGGTAGGAGACACAAGTGCTCGTCCGTCTGTACCAGTAATTGGTCAAGTACGCTTTAATACAGACTTACAGTTTTATGAAGGCTACAATGGTGTAAACTGGAGTTCATTAGTTGGTACTATTGATGCTGACCAAGATACATTTATTAGACCAGAAACTGGTCCAGGAACAGACGAAGATACGTTAGAATTTTACGCCGACGGTTCAAAGAGAATGTATTTGAATGCAAGTGAATTGGATGTTGACGAGTCTGTTGATATTACAATTAACAGTGATACACAATCAAGAAGTACTGAAAGCGGAGCAGTTGTTGTTACAGGCGGCATGGGTATAGGTGGCAACTTATATGTCGGCGGCACAATAGGCGGTGATATTCAAATTGGTCATTTAGGAACAAGCACACTTACAATTAGAGGCGAAACTGTTTATGCTCCAGATACAATTAGACTTATTACAGATGCACCTGATAGCGCAGCAGATGATATTGTATATCCGTTAACACTTGCACACCATACTACCACTGGTGCAATTACTTCTGGTGCTGGTACTGGTATGAAGTTCGAGTTAGAAACATTCCTAAACAACTTTGAAACAGCAGCACAAGTTGATGTTGTTAGCACAGATGTAACAGGCGGTGGTGAAGACTTTGATATGATTATTAGCACCATGCATAATGGATTGCTAACTGAAAAATTTAGAATCAGCGAACTAAATTCAACATTTACAACAAACTTAGTTGTAGATGGTATACTTGATGCGGCAGGATTTACTGGTAGTATTTTTGCAGACGATAGTACTGAAATTATTGATGCAGTTAATAATAAAATAACTGTTGTAAACGCTGACATCGGAACGCTTATTTTAACTAGTGATCTTGAAGTACAATATGGTGGTACTGGAGCAAGCACATTTACTGAAAACGGTATACTATATGGAAACACAGCAGATCCTGTACAAGTTACTGATGCCGCAGGCACAGCAGACGCAAGCAACAGTTTCCAAATACTTACAGTAACTAGTGACGCAGATGCTACACCGGTTTGGACAGATACTATAGATGGTGGTACTTTCTAAAAACTACCACTATTAATTTCCTTGATAAATACTTTTAGCAATTTCTATTGCGTTAACATGGGCGTCTATATAGACCTGACCCGTACCTTGATAGGAGATAAGCCTTATGGCAACCAAAATTAGACACAAGCGAAGTGCGGTCGCTGACAAGAAACCTATAGTTTCACAATTAGAGAGCGGCGAACTAGCAATTAACACAGCAGACGGTAAAGTTTTCCTGCTTAGAGATGACAATACTGTTCAAGACATTACAAGAAGAATTTTTTCCAAAGATACAGAACTAGCAGTTAACGAACCTGATGATAGTACATCTGGTACTATTGATATGACAGTCGACGGTGAAAAGAAATTTATTGCTTCTATCAGCGATATGGAATTTCTAGACGATGTTACTATCGACAATGCTAAGGCATTGAAGATGAGAGAAGCAACTGCATCAGGTCTTGATAGTATTAACATAAAAGCACCGACTACTCTTCCTAGTTCATATGATATTGTTTTACCAACAGAAAATGGTATCGATGGACAGGTTTTACGTCTAACAGGTGATGGTTCTTTAGCATTTGAAAACCCAGATGTTTATGGTGGTAACGTTGTGTATGTGTCTGCAGAACGTGGTAATGATTCTAATGATGGCCTGAACAAACCTGTAAGAACAATTAAACGTGCATGTCAAATTGCTTCTGGTTTAGTTTATAATCCTGATGGTACAACAAATGGTATACGTGTAAACGTTAAAATTGCTGTAGGTGATTACGAGGAACAAAACCCGGTTATTGTTCCAGATAACACAGTTATCAAAGGTGACGGTTTGCGTGGTTGTATTATTCGTCCTGCAAATGCAAACCAAGATATTCTCCGTGTTCGTAACGCTTGTTACTTTGGTGAATTTACATTTAGAGACAAGGTTGATGCTAATTTTGTTCCGTTATGGACAGGTGATTACTGTGTTGCATTTGACGATCCGTCTGATGCAACTACAGACAGAGTAGGTTACACAAATCTACCTGATACTGCTCCTTTTATTACAACATCACCGTATGTCCAAAACTGTTCAATTCTTTCCTTCCTTGGTCTAAACGGTGCTAAAATTGATGGTGCTAAGATTGTTTCTCCAAACATCGGTTTGATTCCTATCGAACAAGAAAATCCAGTAATTGGCGCTACACCTGAACAAGGTAAGTCGATGGTTGCTAACGCATTTACTATGCTTAGTTTTGGAGGTACAGGCTGGCGACTACTCAATGATGCTTACGCACAGATCGTGTCTTGTTTCCAAATTTTCCTACTCAACGGTGTTTATACACAGTCAGGTGGTTATTGTTCAATTACTAACTCTGCTACAAACTTTGGTTTGTATGCACTACGTTCATCGGGTTATTCACCTAAAGCATTTGTGTTTGACCGTGCTTATGTTACAGCAACAGGTCAAAGTGAAGGCTTACAAACAATTAGTATTGTCGGTTTAAACCGTACTGCACCAGTTGAAGAATTCGTTTTACGCTTTAGAGATCCTGAATATAAAATTGCTTACGATCTTATTCAAGGTGAAACACAAAATATTATTGACGATACTATAACTTACATCACAAACAGTGTTGCAGCAGCAACGCCTGGCGATATATGGTATTTGTTTAATTACGATGAAGCAAAGTGTCGTAGGGATTTAAGTATTATATTAGATGCTGTGAGTAGAGATACATGGGCAACTGCTAACGCTTTGACTAGACAGGCAGCACTTGCATACTATTCACAACGTATCGCAGATAGTTCTAACATTACTATCAGTGGACAAGAAGAACAAACAATTGATGCAATTGAAGAAGCAAGTAGACTAACAGGCATTGTACTTACAGATCTTGATAGTGAGCCTAGAGCATACGTAGATGAACTGTTCGATTTGATAAAAGATGCAATTTCAGATCCAGACAGTATTCCAGCATCGTTTGACGTAAGTTCAGAAGGTGAAATCACAAATCAATTTAAAGATCCGCCCGATGAAGTTTTAATTAATGGTGGATCAGGTGTTTCTGAAGTAACAAATATTTTTACAAAAACATCACACGGACTTGTAAATGGTGAACAAGTTGTATATAGTGCTAACGGAAATCCTCCAATTCAAGGACTTGACGAAGAGCAAACCTATTATGTAAAACTAATCAACCTAAATGAATTTAGTTTGACATTTGATGACAGTTTAGAGTTTGATGTTAATATTATTGCAACATCTAGCGGTACTCACAAATTCCTTACAAACATCAAAGAATTCTTTGTAAAAGAAGTTATTTCAAGTCACACAACATATCAAAAGCTTATTTTACCATCAGGTAGTGAAGGTTATGCATTTGTTCCAGGTAGACAAATTACTGCTACAACAGGCGCAGCAAATAACCGTGCTATTGTATATAGTTGGACACCTAATCTTAGAGAACTTGTAGTTTCAATTGAAGAAGTTGCAGTAGGTGAATCTACACAAAGAGTGCAATTTAGTAATTTAAGTATTATTGATGATGATCATACACCTAGTCCTTTTTCAAATATCGGTGTAAATGAAGTTCAACCATTTAATGGTTATTCAACTGCAACATTTACAATCGAACCTACAGTTGCAGGCGAACTACTAACAAATCTAGTTGCACTTCCTGAGAAAGCAATTTGGTTACATAGACCTTCAATTGTTAACTCATCATCACATACTTGGGAATTTGCAGGGTCAGGTACAGACTATAACGCACTACCACAAAACGGCGGTAATACAAGAACTGAATTTGAACAGTTTGAAGAATTACCAGGACGTTGTTACTCATCAGGTACAAACGAACTTGGTGACTTTAAAGTTGGTGACTTTATTACAGCGTTCAACAGAACTGGTAACATTACATTTAGAAACAAAGTTCAGGTGGACGAACTTGATGCTTTGAGACTAAGTCTTTCTAATGTTGCTATTGAAGAAATTTCAACAAGTGTTAACTTAGGTGACGATGAAATCGGCGGTCCAAGTGATGCAAGACTATCTACACAGTTAGCAACAAGAAGTTTCTTATCAAACAGATTGGGCGGATTTATTGATAAATCTGTGTCAACAGCGGCAGTTCCAGGTGCTATTGTTCAGTTGAATACTAACGGTCAGTTGAACCCAGATTTGATTCCTGCTACAAGACAGTTTACAAGTACAAACACAGATGGATATTTGTCAAGGCTTACACAAGTTGATGAAATTCCAGCAATTGATCTAAAAGCAGGTGATATTGGTACTGAAGAATATGATCAGATTGAATTAACGTTTTCATCACCAATTTCAGCAACTGACGGTGATTTAATTACACAACCGACAACAGGAGCCGTTGGATATGCAAAAGGTGATTATGCTTCATCAACTAACCTACTAGTTGCTAGCTTAGATAATCAATTCAAACCAGGTGAAGACTCAACAGGTACTGACTTTGATACTACAAACAATATCTTTATTGCGGGTGTTGACTCTGGACAAGCACCATTAACACTTGGTGCAGTATCAGAAATTACCGATAACTTCTTCTTAAAAAGTTCTAACTCTAGTCAGTATCTAGTATTAGATTCAAGTGGTGCGCCTTTCAACTTTACAGTTGAAACAATTACAGATGTTGAAAGAACAAGTAATGTTGCTACAATTACAACAAGCGGCAACCATAATCTATCAATTGGTAATAACGTTGAAGTTGAGTGTGATGATACACTTTACAACGTAAATGGCCTAGTTACAAGTGTACCAAGTTCGACAACCTTTACAATTGCAAATACAGGATCTAATGAAGGCAGTAAATCAGCAACAGGTACAGTAAGGACCATTGTTACTTCTGCGGACGGTAACGCACAAGGTGCAGTTACAGAAACACGTTATGGTATATGTACAAACGTAGATAACGCTAATATCACTGGCGGTAGTGGTTATACACCTACACTAGGTACTCTTGTTTACGAAATGGTAGACTTGCAAGCAAAGACTGGAGTAGGTACAGGAGCAAAAGCAGATGTTACTGTTACAGCAGGACAAATCAGCGATGTTGATTTACGTAGAGGTGGCACAGGCTACGCAGTAGGTGATTTACTTGAATTAAATGCAAGCGATGTAGGCGGCACAGGTAGTGGTTTTGAAATTGAAATTGCTGCTATTGAGGATAGAGCTTATGTAAACATTTTAGGCGGTGAACTTTACGTAGCAAGTGCATCGTCAATTGACTTTATTGAAGACAATGATGCAGTAAGTTCTAAAATTAATATCACACTAGATGATAGCATTGTAAATCAGTTTTTAGCAGGTACCACAGGAGGCGGTGGTAATGTTGACTATACACTCGATAGAATTACAATGACAGCCCATGGGTACACAGACGGTGATCCTATTAGATATAATACATTAGGTAATGTTGCAATCGGCGGACTACTAAATGGTAGTGTGTACTATGCAAAGCGTATTGACGCAGACACTATCGAAGTATACGAAGATTTTAGTTTGTTAAATCAAATTGAATTTTTAACAACTCCTGCTAATAATGCTCATCAATGGACAAGATTTAACGTTAACATTTATGATAACAGTATTATTGTTCCGAACCACGGTTTAACAACTGGTGACGCTATTAGAATAGAAGAAGAAGATGATGGAAGTTCTGGAACTGGACTATTTTCTATAAACGGTGTTCAAGTTGTATCAGGTGCAAGATTCTTTATTGGTTCTGTTACAACTAACAGTGTTACACTACATACACTACGATCAGATGCTTTAAGCAGTATTAACGGACTTGTAACAAATGCTTCAGATATTACTGCAACTGGTACAGGCGATGCGGAGGTTATTCCAAACAATGTGCAAGTTAATGTAGTAATCAATACATCAAGTAGATTGAAAGCAAACTGGAACACTCTTGCTGTTACAAACATTGATGCAAGTAACATTATTTCAGGTACTATATCACCAAGCAGATTAGGTGCAAGCGGTATTGCAAGTAGTGACACATTCTTAAGAGGTGACAGTGCTTATGCTGTTGCAGTTCAAACCCTTACAAAAGCCAGCACAACTGATAATCCAATTACACTTACTGGTCCTAATACCAGTGGCGATTATTATGGTGCAGTAGATATTGGTATTTCAAATGCTGATTATGACCCAGGTGGAACATATTCTACACTAGGTACAAGTAGATTCTTCCAAGCACAATTTGATGTTGACGCTGCTGGGTCAGGCCAAGTGTTTATCAAAGATGGTGTTGTTGATGCAGGTACATTAGACGGTTTAGATAGCAGTTATTTCCTCAATCCTGCTAACCTAACAAGTAATGTACCTGTTAACAGAGGCGGTACTAACCTAAGTACATATGCTGATGGTGATTTAATTTATGCACAAACATCAGGTACACTTAATTCTCTTAATATTGGTAGAGAAGGAAATATACTTGTAGTAGATGGTGGTTATCCTGTGTGGGGTGATGCGGTTGATATCATAGATAGTTTAGATATCGGTGCAGCAGATACAGGTTCTAAGAGTACTGCTACTGGTAAGGTTTACAACGAAAATCTTACAACTGTTGAAATAAGCGGCGAAGCAGATGTAACTAGAATTGGTGCAAGCACAACAACTAGAGCAATCACTTCATTTATTGACGGATATGATGCTGCAACAAGTCAAGTTGTTGCTGTCAACTTAAACGGATTTTCTAGAACAACAAATGAAAACGTAAACAACACAGACGACTTTATTCCGCTTTCTAGCACAGCAACAATTGAAGTTGGTATGGTTGTTACAGGAAGTGCAAGTATACAAGCAAACACAGTAGTATCAGGTGTTGCAGATGATGTTGTATATATTGACAAACCTACAGTAGGTACTATTCCTACAACAACTTCATTAACATTTACTTACACACCAGAAGTGTTAGGTATTAGAGCAGGTGATTTTGTAACTATTGCAAGCAGCGGTGTTGCTTCACTAGATGGTACATGGCCAGTATTAGGGGCAACAATTAATGCAACTTCGTTTACTGTGCAAACAGAATTAAATGTTACAGTAAGTAGTTCAGGCGGCGTTGCAGGTAGTGCAGAAATTAATAATAAACTAATTGTTAAACATCAAAAAGTAATTTTTGGTGATGCAGAAGCAAGTGCAACACCAGCAGATGTTGAGATACACGGCGCAGCAGGTATTGGTACAGATATCGGCGGCGGCGAAATTAAAATTATAGGCGGCCTTGGTACTGGCGCAGGTACAGGTGGTGACTTTGTTGTAGAAACTGGTACAGTTACAACAACAAGCGATTTTATTCAAAGTCCTACAGAAAGATTACGTATTGACACAAGTGGCGTCTTAACTTATACAGGTTATGCAGTATTTACAACAAGTACTGGTTTAAAAATTCCAGTAGGTACAAGTGCTCAACGTCCGGGCGAAACTGGTGTAAGTACAGCAGCAGCACAAGGTCAAATTCGTTATAATACTAGCGATAGTACATTTGAAGGTTACGATGGAAGTAACTGGGGATCACTAGGTGGTGTGAAAGATGTAGACCAAGATACTAAAATTGAAGCAGAAAGTAGTGCTGGTGCAGATAACGATGAACTAGATTTTTACACTGCTGGTACACAGCGTATGCAAGTTGCATCAACTGGTAACTTACTGTTTGGTGACGGTTTAAACAAATTTACAATTGACTTTACAACAGGTGACACTACTATTGACGGTAATTTAACTGTAAACGGAACAACTGTTACACTCAACACAACTACACTAGATGTTGAAGATTTAAACATTACAGTAGCAAAGGGCGCAGCGAATGCTGCCGCAGCAGACGGCGCAGGACTTACTGTAGACGCTGCAAATGCAACATGGACTTATGATGCTACAAACACTAGTTGGGATTCAAGCGAAGACATTAATCTTGTAAGCGGTAAAGCATATTATATCAATGACGTAAGTGTTCTAAATTCTACAACACTAGGTGCAAATATTGTAAACTCAAGTTTAACTGTTGTAGGAACACTTAATACTGGTGCAATAAGTTCAGGCTTTGGTAATATTAACATTGGATCATCAAATCTAACAGCAACAGGAACAGTAAGCCTAGGGGCTACTAGTTTTAATGACAATAACATCACAAATGTTGGTACAATTAGTTTAGATACAATTCAAAAAGATGCAGGTACAGGCATTAATTTTGCAACGAGTACAATTGTAACAGTCAGCGACACAACTGAATCTACTCTAGCAACAGACGGTGCTTTAGTTGTAGCAGGCGGTGTTGGTATTGCTAAAAAACTTAGAGTTGGTGGTATTATATACGGTGATGGTAGCGGACTAACAAACTTAAATGCGTCTCAGTTACTAAGTGGTACTATCCCAGATGCAGTGCTTCCTACTTCACAATCAGGCAAAACATTTACAAGTGATATCACAGTAAATGGACACTTAATTGGCGAAGGTGGCGGCAGTAGTGCTACCAACTTCTTTGCAGGAGGCGGTGCTGCTGTAACAACTGGTATTGACTCAGTTGGAGTCGGAGATGGTGTATTTGGTGCTGTATTAACAGGTAATCAAAACACAGGTGTTGGTAAAGATGCTCTTGCATTAGCTACTGCTTCAGCAAATAACACAGCAATGGGTGCATATACCCTTTCACAAATTGATGCAGCAACAGGCGGTAATACAGCAATCGGTGCTGAAAGTATGCAAAACTCAATTACTGCTAATGCAAACGTTGCTATTGGATATAAAGCACTAGAAATTGCAAATGCAAGTAATAACGTAATTATTGGCTACGGCGCAGGTGCAACAATTACAACAGGTAGTAATAACATTGTTATTGGTAAAGATGCTGCACCAACAGCAAACACAACAAACAATGAAATTACATTAGGTAATGCTTCACATGCAAATGTAAGAATACCAGGTGTAGGACTAACTGTTAACACTACAACACTATCATTCAGTGGTACTACAGGCTTTGCAGGTGTTGGTTCTTCACTTACTGCACTTAATGCAAGCCAACTTACAAGCGGAACTGTACCAGATGGTAGAATTTCAAGTTCAAGTGTAACACAACACGAAACTGACATTGATGCTGTAGGTACGCTAAACGCAGGTGCAATTAGTTCCGGGTTTGGTAACATTAATATTGGTACAAGTACATTTACTGGTAACGGTAGTGGATTGACAACACTAAATGCAAGTAACTTGTCAAGTGGTACTGTTGCTGGAGCAAGACTAGGTGGCAACCAGTCAATGAGTGGTATTAAGACGTTCTCAAACACAACTCAAGCAAGTAGCACAACAACTGGTGCTGTAAAAGTAAGTGGTGGTGTTGGTATTGCTAAAAACCTACATGTTGGTGGAACAATTACAGGTAATGGTAGCGGATTAACATCACTAAATGCAAGTAACTTGTCAAGCGGTACAGTACCTAACGCAAGAATTAGTGGTAGTTATACAAGTATCACAGGTACAGGTGCTCTAAATGCAGGTCAAATCACAAGCGGCTTTGGTAACATTAACATTGGTACAAGTACATTTACTGGTAACGGTAGTGGGCTTACAAATGTTAGTGCAGATACGCTAGACGGTATTGATAGTACACAGTTCTTACGTTCAGATGCAAATGATACAGCAAGTGGCGTTATTAGTTTGGTAGGCTCTGGCGCACAAAGACTTGTTATTAGAAACACAACTAACGCAGGCGGCGCAAGAATCGACTTTACTGACCACGCATCAAATACACAGTATGGTAGACTAAACTTTGAACATTCAGACGGTGCTTCAGTTGGTAGTGGATACGGTGCGTCATTTAAGTTCCAAACAACAGAACCAAACCTAATGGTTGCTATCGATGGACCGGGTGACTTCTATGTTAACGGTAATAAAGTATGGCATGCTGGCAATGATGGTGCAGGTTCAGGTCTAGATGCTGATACAGTTGACGGACAAGACATTGGTGATTTTGTTAACGGTGCAGGAGTAGACAACGGTGCTACTACGATTAAAGTTAACGATGCAGACTTTATTGTTCAAGATACTACAGACGGCACAACAAACTATATTTGGAGAGATCATAGTGCAAATACCTTGTATTTAGGTACTGGAAATGCTGTTCCTACATTGAGATCAACATTGAATATGAACTCAAACAATATTACCAATGGTGGTACTATTAGTGGTACGTTTAGTGGTAATGGTGCAAGTATTACTAGTATCAATGCTGGTAACATTACAAGTGGTACATTCCCAGATAGATTTAGTCCTAGTACACGCTATAACATTGGCTTAATTGACGGTTATGGTGGCAACTCATACGATAAGCTCAGGGTTTGGAGTTCGAGTTCATATACAATTGGTATGATAAGTGCTCAAAGTTATGGTTGGCTTAACGACTATGCAATGACATTTACTATGAACGCTGATAATGATAGAGGCTTCCTGTGGAGAGATACAAGCGATGCAGCATCTGATGGTGCTATGTCACTTACTACTGCCGGTAACTTGATGGTTAAAAATGTTATTGGTATCGGTGGTAACACTTCTAACTATATTGCTCCTGCTAATGGACAGAACTATGGTACATTCAGAGCAGAAGGTGTATACGGTACAAGCGGATCATACGCAGGGTGGTCTATTAGAGATGACTGGGTGTTTATGTCAAATGGTGCGGGCGCTTACGGTATCTATAACGATACTAATAACGAGTGGTCTTTATACGGACAACAAAACTCTTACACATACATCTACTATAATGGTGCATGGAAAGCAAGAGCACAAAACGAAGGTTGGTATGTAAACGGTCAATTGCTTGCAACAAGCGAAGTTACAGCATACTACTCAGACGAACGTTTGAAAACATTCACAGGTAAACTAGAAGGCGCCCTTGATAAAGTAAAAGCACTTAATGGTTATCTATATGTTGAAAACGAAACTGCTAAGAAGTACGGATACAACAATGACAATACACAAGTAGGTGTTAGTGCTCAAGAAGTACAAAAGGTACTACCAGAAGCAGTTGTTGCTGCACCGTTCGACTTAGACGAAGATGGTAACAGTAAGTCAGGCGAAGACTATCTAACAGTTAAGTATGAGCGTATGGTTCCGTTGCTAATCGAAGCAGTAAAAGAAGCAGATGACAAAATTGAAGCGCAGGCTGCTGAGATTGCTGAACTTAAAGCAATGGTGCAAAAATTAATTGAAAAAAATTAAAAAAAGTTCTTGACAAAGATTCTATTTGCAGTTAGTATATATTATATTAACTGTAGATAGGATCACTTATGGCATTACCTCCAACAGGATCACAAATTACTATGAGTCAAATTAGAAACTATTTTGGCTCTTCAACAACCCCAATTACAATGAGTTTTTTGGGTAGCTACTTGGGTATCTCAAGTGGTACAACAATTCCTATGAGTTCAACATTTGGCGGTTTAGGAACTCCAGGAGTATAACTAGCAAAGTAAAGGAGCAGACGTATGCTAACACGTTATCAAATTGAAAATATCGAACTTGCAAATGAATACAGCAAGGCCCGTAAACTAACTAAACTTTCATCTCTTGAAGTAGATGAAAGTATTCTAACAGAAATCAAAGACGCTATTCTTGACGGTGAAAAAGAAACTGTAGTAATGGCGCGAGCAGCAGATGATGATAGAGAACATTGGATTCGTGCTATCGGTAAAAAGGCCGCTGCTGATCTACTAACACTTGGTAAGGTTCAGCCTGAAACAATGCTTGAAATGGGCAACCTTCCATCCGAAGATTTCCGCGAAGCAGTAAAAGTAGCAACTGGTACTGCAAGACAGTGGAATAATGATACTGTGGCTGCAGAGCAAGAATTAAACACAGACACAGTTGATGATTCTCTAGTTTAAGATGAGAATCGCGATTTGTATTCCAGCACGGGATACAGTTCACACAGGATTTGCTTTATGTTTAGCAAATCTCACAGCACGTCTGCAACAAGACGGAATAGAATTTGATGTTCTATTCAATCTTGGCAGTGTGATTGCCAACCAAAGAAACACGCTAGTTTGGGATGCCTTTGCCAAAGGGGCATCCCACATACTTTGGTTAGATAGCGATATGCACATACCATCAAATGTTGTCGATGTGTTCCTTAAACATAAAAAAGATATTGTTGCTGCAACATACAGCACACGAGTCAAACCTCAACGTAGTGTTGCGTTTACTGATCAATACAACTTAGATAGTAGACTAACAGAGTCAAAAGGTTTGCATGAAGTTTTTGCAGTAGGTCTTGGGTGTATGTTAGTTGATAGAGATGTGTATCGTGTATTAGATTCACCTTGGTTTAACTATACATGGAACGACGACACACATGACCTTAGCGGTGAAGATATTCACTTTTGTAAGTTAGCCAGAGATAATGGTTATAAAATATATGTAGATGCTGATATAAGTGAAAAAGTTGCACACTTCGGCACTAAGGCATATATGTTAAAGGAAACAAATGAATTCAGTTAGTAGATTTGAAAGATTTAGTAAAAACATCTATAACGGACAAGACGTCCTAAAAAACCACATTTTTCAATGTTATCCAATACTACATACAGACGATGTAGAAGATTATGAACAAGTAAAAGATTATGCAGAAGTTGCTGATTATGTTTGGCTTGTTGATAAGTCAATTAAAGTATTAGATACATTTCCTTGGCATTTTAGACCAAGTGCTGAACAAAGTAACGGTATTCACTTATTTCCTTACGTAAGAAAAAAAAGTAGACATCCTAAAAGTTGGAATAAAGTACAACTAGTTCCAACAAAGTTTGATGCAAAAAAGAAATATACACACAGCAATATTTGTGGCGTATATGATCCATATTATGGCAAAGAAAAATTTGATATATTTTTCTTAGGTAGCCGTAAAGATAGCGAATACAAAAAATTAAAAGAAAAATATAATATACAAATTGTTGACACTTATAGTCAAGCACAAGAACTAACCTCAACTGATATGTTTTGGTTAATACCAAATGATGTTAATGTATCAGAAAACTTTGACTTTTCTTTTGAACCAGACGAATGGAGTTACAAATATAATCATGTGTTCGGAAATGGAAAAAGAAATCAATTTGATGGCATATTTTTGTGTAACAAATTTTATAATCCCTCAGATAGAGAGATTGACTATAGATTTTTAGTTAACAAAAAAGAAGTACGTATGATTGCAAGTACACCAAAGCAGTATGACTTTTTTGAAATTGATAATTATAATGAATATAAAACTGCACTTGAATCATCTACAACAGAAATGTTTTGGATGAGCAGTAAAAATATAAAAGTTAACATCGATCTTGACTTTTATATTCCACATCATGAAAAAGATCTTAAAAACAAAACACATGCATTTTTGCATAGCAATAACAAGTACAACGGATTATTTTTGTGTTCTAAAAACAAAATACTTTCAGAAAAGGAAGTTACTTACAGATTTCCTGTAGAACGTATTGAGCATGATATTGTAGCAACTGGTCCAGTAATTTATGATAGATTCTATATTGATTCATATGAAGAATACGAATATGCATTGAATAATTCTAAAACAGAAATGTTTTGGATGGATAGTAGAAACATTAGTAGCAATATACCGGAGATATATTTTGACTTTGAAAACGAGTATGATAGACAGACAAACCATGCCTTTATACATGATGCTGATGGAAGGCAATTATACAACGGCTTATTCCTTTGTTCAACGAAAAAACCTCTTAACAAAAAAGAAATCGAACACAGACACATTATTGAAAGAAAAGAATGGAAAGTCATTGGCTCAACACAAGTAGAATATGAAAAATTTTATATTGACACTTACGGTGAATATCTAAATGCATTAGAACAAAGCAAGACAGAAATGTTTTGGGCATTAAGTAGAAATGTAAAGATAAAGAAAAACTTCAAATTTGACAAGTATTTCACACACGACAATGCTTTTGATAGAAAAATTAATCATGCGTTTTTACACGATGTTGACGGTGAAAAACTTTATAGTGGTGTATTTTTATGTAGTAAACACTCAAAGATTTCTAAAAAAGAAATAGAATTTAGACATCCAGTAAAACGCAAAGAATGGAATGAAATTGCAAGTACAAAAACTAGATATGACGTATTTGATATCGGATCTTATGATGATTATTTAGATGCAATGCAAAAATCTAAAACAGAGATGTTTTGGGGTAAGTTACAAAATTTAACAATTATCGATGAATCAATTTTTGATTTATATTTTAAACATGACAATACGTTTGATAGAAAAATGAATCATGCGTTTTTACACAAAGTCAACGATAAACTAACTTATGACGGACTATATTTGTTTTCAAAGCATAAGCCTGTAACTAAAAAAGAAATTGATTACAAACATATTGTTGAAAGAAAAGAGTATGAACAAATAGTAACTGGACCTGTTCTTTACAATATTTTTGAAGTAGATAATTATGATGAATACTTAGAGGCACTTAGTAAGTCTACAACAGAAATGTTTTGGATTAAAAGCAGAAATGTTGAAATTAATCCTAACTTTAAGTTTGATCTGTTCTTTGATGACAGAGATGATGAATTTGAATACGAAAGAAACGAAAATCATGTCTTTGTACACAAAGTAGGAGATAAAGAATATTATAACGGTGTGTTCTTGATGAGCAAAAACAAACCTGTAAGCAAAAAAGAAATTGAACACAGACATCTTGTTACTAGAAAAGAATGGAATACGGTTGCAAGCGGACCAGTAGAATACGACAGATTTATTGTTGATACATACGAAGATTATTTAAAAGCACTAGACGAATCTAAAACAGAAATGTTTTGGGCTATTTCGTCAAACGTCGATACAAGTAATTTTGACTTTGATGTTTACTTTACACATGATAATGAGTATGATAGAAGTACATCTCATTCGTTTATACATGAAGTTGAGGGTAAGCAATACCATAATGGTATTTTCTTACTGCCAAAAAATGTTTCAAGAGATAAGGTTAATTAATTCAAACACAGTTTGTAATTTGTTTTGGTTAGTTTTACTACGTAGAGTATTGGCCAAGCCTTGGTGTAAAGGCTTAGGCCATTTTCCAAATTGTACCCATGCATATCCATCATGTTCATTATTTAAAATAGGCAAAAATTCATCTTCAACTACACAAAGATAAGTATGGAAATGAAAATGTTCGTCATTGCTTACAAAAGTTTCTAGAGGAATAGTTTTCTTTATTTTTGGAATAAATCCTATTTCTTCTTCTATTTCTCTCTTCAAACCTTCCCATGCGGTTTCGTTTTCTTCATTAGTGCCGCCTACAAGACCCCATACTGCATTTTTCTTTGCTGTTCTATGTAAAGTTAAAAATCTTTTAGTGGAGAGGGTATAAAATAATGCACCACTACATATTATCTTTTTCATAAAAATAATTAGCCGTCTAAGAATAGCATCCAGTTACCTCCTGAATACTCACCTTCCCAACTCTTAATCCAATCAGATCCTGTCCATTTGTATTGGACACCTGTATTAAGATTTTTAATATGTGTTATATCAGTTGTTGCACTAGCGTCAAATATAACTTGCCATTCTGTGCCAGTCCATTCAATAATATCGTTTGCTTCTGCAACAGGATCACTTGTGTCTGTATTTTTCCATGCATCGGGTCCGTCGTATCCTGCTTCACCAACTTGATTACTTGGATTAATATTGCTTACTACTAACACTCTAAGTCCTGGTGTTTTATATGAACTTGGATTCCATTTTGAAGGCTCTATAACATAATCAATACTTGTATAACTTGCAGGATTTCTAGCAGGCCCTGTTATTACATCATTGCTAGGCAATGTATCTGAATCCCATGTAATACTAATAATTCTTTCATCGAGCGGATTTAGAGCAAATGTACCAATAATAAAATTATCAGATCCTTCAGTTCGCATTCTAATTTGGCTTAACCCTGCTGTATATGTTCCTGGATATGCTTCTAATAATACTCTCCAGTTAGTTGTTCCTACTTCACGATTATAAACAATACGTGCTTGTGTACCTTCAACATACAATCCATAATCTTTAAATGTTGTACTTTGTGTAACTCTTTCATTCAATAGTGGATCTACCGATCTTTGTGTTTCAATATCAACTTCGCCTGAAGCATCTGTTGATTGTGTAGTTTGTTCTATAGGATGTAATGAATCTTCATATGCACCAAGTTCTGCTTCACTATTACCCAAATCAATATCACCACTTTCTTCATTAAATATGTTTGCAATGATATTTGTAATAACGCCTAAACGTTTAACTTTTGCAGGAGCACTTAGATAGATAGGAGTAGAAAAACCTAAAGTTGCAATATCTATCTCACTATCAACACCTACAGGTACATTCCTGTTACTAAAGTTTACTAATTCTAAGTTTACTACGCTTAAACTTGTCCAATCAACAAAATTGTCTGTTGTTTGAATTTCTAAACTAGGATTGAATAATGTTAAAATTTGCTCCATAATTTGCAACTTCATTTCTGTATTTGTTGCCCATATATCAGCATTTACACTTAATGTGTATGGAGCAGGATGTAGTCTTTCAACTGTATAGTTTTTGCCTTGTTCGTTTAGGTATTCTTGTCCATCGGAATCATATGCACGTTCTCTAATATTAACTTTGTTAACATAACTTGCATCGCTTAATCTTTGTCTATCTAATTCGATTCCTGTAATATAAACTGCCATTCGTGGCGCACTAGGAACCTTATTTTCACTATTGTCACGTATAATGCTCGCAACTTGTCTTGTCAAATCACCGTATGTTACAGGTATTTGACGTAATTGACCATCACCGTCTTGGTAACTAAAATTACTTAATAAGCGTATAATCTGTGTTAGATATCTACGTATTTGTCCGTCATAAAAAAACTGCATCAGTTATCCGTCTTTATCTTTAATGCTTTTGATAGTGATTGTCTTTCTTCAACAACTTCACCGCCAATAGTGCTTGTGTTTGTGTTATTAATGAACGTACCTTTCTGATGCGCTCTTGTTGATGTGTTAGTTAGTGTTTGTCTTACGTTATCTTCAACTTTCACCCATCTTCTCCCATCATATCTAAATAGTCTATTTGGAAAAAAGTCTGTTCTCAAAAAGTAATCTCCTGATGCACTTGCGTCAGGAAATGATAACCCACTACCAAAGGGCGAACCATTTGGTGCAAGTCCGTCTCCTATTAGATAGCCGTCATAACCATCACGTATAGGAGTATCTAAGATAGAATCTGAAAGTTCACTGCCACTTGCATCTATTTCTGTTGAATCTGCTGTCCTCAATGTAGGTACGCCGTCATCATCTACTGCTACTGTAAAAAAGTGACTTGTTTCATATCCTGCGGCTTTTGCATTTGCTTCTGCTTGTTGTACAATAGCATTATTAATATTCATTTCAGTTTCAAATGTGCTTAGTACATCACGTAAAGTATTATCAGCATCATCACCTGCAGGTAAATCCAGTATATCTTTAAACTCTTGTGAATCAAATATTTGTTTTAGTTTAACTCTATATAAATGAGGATACCAAGTTTGTGAAAAACCTTCTGCTGCACGAGTAATTTCATCAACTACATAAAAACGTTTTAGTGCAACACTATAGTCATTTGCAGCATATTCGTCTTTTAAGTGAGGCAGTTCAAATACATCACCTGCCATAATTTTTCTACCAAGTGTTTTTACACTTTCATTTATGTGTATAGTCATAAACAATGTATCATTGCTTAAAAACAATCCAAACTGACTTAGATTAAAATCGTTATCTATTACATTATAAATGCCACGTATTGTGTAGATATCTTGATCGTATTTTCTATCTCTGTTTTCCAAGAACAGCATATCTTGAATGTTAGTCTCTTTAACTGCATCATAACGTGGCTGTTCTGCTGTTGCTTCTTCTTCTGTAGGATTTCTTGGTCCTAGATATTTGTGTACATTCACGTCGGTGCCACCGATGTAAAATTGTTCTCTAATTACATCATCTAAAAATGTATAATCATTTGTTTTATTTGGTCTATATAAGCTTAAGCGTGGCATACATATATTTATCGCAACGAATAAATACAATACGGAGAACTTTTATGGCAGCAAACTACATTGAACAAAAACAAGAAATTTTCGACTATGTAAAAGCCTTTTTAGGTGGCGGTATGGTCGATGTTGAACTTGATCCAATACACTATGAAACTGCTTTAACAAAGGCACTTAGTAGGTATAGACAGCGTGTTGATCATAGTGTAGAAGAAAGTTATGTCACATTAACTTTAGTTGAAGATCAAAATGATTATATTCTTCCAAATGAAATACAAGAAGTAAGACAGTGTTTTAGAAGAAGTGTAGGTAGTAGATCTGCTGGAGGTGATGGCGGAACACTATACGAGCCATTTAATCTTGCATATACTAATACATATTTGTTAGCAAGTTCTGCTGTAGGCGGCCTCGCAACTTACTACATGTTTGCAAGTTATCAAGAATTGGTAGGTAGAATGTTTGGTTCCTTTATAGAATTTACATGGAATAGTCCTACAAAAAAGTTAACAATACTACAACGTCCAAGAGCAGATGAAGAAATTTTGTTGTATTGCTACAATTTCCGTCCTGACTCGCAATTGCTAGAAGACTATCTTTCAAAGCAATGGATCAAAGATTATACATTAGCAGCATGTAAGTATATGTTAGGCGAAGCACGTGAAAAGTTTGCAACAATTGCAGGACCACAAGGTGGTACTAGTTTAAACGGTGCAAGTTTAAAAGCAGAAGCGCAAGCAGAAATGGAAAAACTTGACGCAGAAGCAGCACTAAATGTTGCAGGCGGCACAGGTTATAGTTTTGTTATAGGATAAACTACGCATTTAATATAAATACACTATGCAACAATTTAGCAGCAGTGTAATTCAATTCCTAAACGGTTTAGAATTTTTATACCCTGAAAACGTAACTGTGTCTCAACTTAAAAGGACTTTACATAAATTTCCTGAAGTTGAATATGCAATGGTAGATGCGTATAGTTTAGGACAATTGAAAAGTAAAAAATGGATGGTAGAAAACTTACCCAATGATATGGGTACAGTTTTTATATGTGCAGGCTGGTTTGGCACCCTTGCAGGTATGATGTTTGAATACATTCCTGATAAGTTTGAAAAGATTAGAAGCTTTGATATAGATCCAAGTTGTGCAGATGTTGCTGATAATATTAATCGACCATATGTAATGGATGGCTGGCAATTTAAAGCAAGCACATTAGATATTAGAAAAATGACATATCCTACTACACATGAAACTTTTAGGGCAAACGGTACAAGTTTAGAACTAACTGAAATGCCTAATACAATTATCAATACAAGTTGTGAACATATAGAAGATTTTACGCAATGGTATGACGACATTCCATCAGGCACAATAGTTGCATTACAAAATAATAACTATTACGAACACGAACAGCATATAAATTGTGTTTCTAATTTACAAACATTTGCTGAACAAACACCTATGCACGTTTTTTATGAAGGAGAATTATCTTTAACAAAATATACAAGATTTATGCGGATAGGTATGAAATGAATTTAGATCAGACAATTGAATACACAGGAAAACCTAATAGAAAACATTTTTTAAATTGGTGGATAAAAAAACACAATATTAAAACAATGACCGAAGTAGGTGTAAGAGATGGCAGAACAACATTTCATTTATTAGATAATAATCCCGATCTTGTGATTTACGCAATAGATAAAAGTATTAGAGGGTTTTATAATAAACAAATCCAAGAAAAGTACGGAGATAGGCTAAAACCGTTTGCAGGATTAAGCGATTATTGTGCAAAAAATATTCCTGATAATTCTCAAGATTTAGTTTTTATAGATGCAGATCACAGTTATCCTTGGGTGTGCAGAGACATAAGAGCATATACACCTAAGGTTAAAAAAGGTGGCTGGTTAACTGGTCATGATATTGATTATGCAGGTGTTTATCAAGCAGTAAACGAACTGATAGTAGATTACGATGTTGGTACAAACAATGTTTGGCTTAAACAACTATAGATTGTTATCGTGAACATACATTTGCATTAATGCATAATGTAAAACTTTCATTAAATCTTTACGTGCATCTTCGCGTGTACCTTTTTTGCCATATCTTTGTGCATACTTTAAAACATTACCAATACAAAAGCCTGTTCCGTGTCCGCCATCAACAATAAACTCAGTGGCTTGGAATTTGTCCTTTGCATAATGTTGACCATATGTTGAATCGATATATTTTGCAAATTCTTCAATATATTGGTTTTCGTCAAATTTATAATCTATGCTCATGATGCCTCCTAAGTTATCCTTGATAATAACAAAAAATATTATATTTGTCAAGTATAAAATGCGTGTTTTACCATGTATTTTAGGTATATTTCTATGCATACTGGTAAATATAATATAGCAATAGTGAAATCCCAAAGGAGATTAAAAAAATGGCTTTAACATCACCAGGCGTACAGGTCAGCGTTATAGACGAGAGTTTTTACACTCCTGCTGAACCAGGTACAACACCACTAATTTTTGTGGCAACAAAACAAGATAAATCAAATCCTGCAGGCACAGGTATTGCCCCAGGTACAACAGCAGCAAATGCTGGCAAAGTATATTTGATGAGTTCACAGCGTGAACTATCAGAAACATTCGGCGATCCATTGTTCTACACAGATAACAATGGTGCTTCGATTCATGGGGGCGAGCAAAACGAATATGGTTTACAAGCAGCATACAGTTTCTTAGGCGTAGCAAATAGAGCGTATGTTGTTAGAGCACCAGTAGACATGGATGCAATCACAGCAAGTGCAACAGAAACAGCAGGCAAGCCTGCTAATGGTGCATGGTGGTTTGATACAAATGATTCATTCTACGGTATATTTGAATGGAATGGCGCAGCAGCGACAACAACAGGTGGACAAACTTTTACTAACAGAGTTCCTACTGTAATTACAGATACAACAAAAGTTGTTGATTATGCAGGTGCAGACTACACACCAAAAACATCAGTAGGTGCTGTAGGCGACTATGCATTAGTAGCAGTTACAACTACTAACAAACTATGGTATAAAAATGCAGACGGTACTTGGGTAGAAGTAGGTGGCGCTGCATGGAGAAAAAGTTGGCCAGCAGTAACTGGTACAGCAGCAAATCCAACACTTACAATTGGTCAAGAATTAATTATTCGTGTTGAAGAAGCAAACAGTACTTCAACAGAGCATACAATTACACTTACAGGTACAACTGTTACATCTTTAGTTGGACAAATTAACGTAGATGCAGGACTTGCAAGTGCAGGCGTAACTGCAAAAAATAACAACGGAAGACTTTCACTATATAATGCTGGTGGTACAACTGGCGGCCAAGGCGACTTGATCGATGTTTTTGGTGATGCAGCATTGTTAAGTGCTTTAGGCATAACAGCTGGCGAATATTACTCACCAGAACTAACTATTGCTGCACATACAAGTGTTCCAGAGTATAAAACAAATGACACAGAACCAAGACCAACAGGTTCTATTTGGGTTAAAACAACAACACCTAATTTGGGTGCAAACTGGAGTGTAAAACAGTACAGTTCAGCAACAGATGCTTGGACAACTGTAAATGCTCCAATCTATGCAAATAACCACACAGCAATTTATGAAATGGATACATCAGGTGGCGGTGCTGGTATTGCAGAAGGTTCTATCTATGTACAAAGTAACACAAGCGAAGAAGCTTACGACAACTTAGCAAACTTTAAGATTTATCGTAAGAGTGGAAGCGGTGCGGTTACAATTACATCAACAAAAATTACAGCATCTACGTTCCCAGCAGGCACATATTCATTTACAATGTCAGAAAGTTTATCAGGACAAAACTCAATGGATAGTGCAAAAACAATTTCGTTTACAGCAACAGGTGCAACTGCTGATGCAGATACACTAGCAGGTGATATTAACTCAGCAGGATTTACAAATGTAAGTGCAAACGTAGATTCACAAAACAGAGTTGTAATTTCACATGCACTAGGTGGCGAAATTCGTATTGTTGATACAGATGGTATTGTTGATAATGCATATACAGTGTTTGATTCAACAGATCCTACAACTACTACAAACTTCTATTACACACCGGGTACTGACTCAAGCACATCACCTAAGCAATATATTGTTACATGGTGGAAAACATTATCATACACTGCTTCAGAAGGTGCACCTACAAGTACACCAGCAGATGGTGCGCTATGGTATAGCAGCGTAGTAGATGAAGTAGATATGATGATTCATAATGGTACATCATGGGTTGGTTATCATAATTTTGATCACACAGGTGGCGGATTAGTCGGTGCAAGTAGCACAAACGATCCAGCAGGACCGATTGTTGCAGCAAGTGCTCCAACAGAACAGTCAGACGGAAGTGCGCTAGTTGTTGGCGATCTTTGGATTTCAACAGCAGACTTAGAAAACTATCCACAAGTTTACAGATGGACAGCAGCAGGTGTTTGGGCATTACTAGACAGCACAGATCAAACAACTGAAAATGGTGTACTATTTGCAGATGCACGTTATAACACAGCAGGCGCAAACAGTGACGAAGCAGGTGATATTGCAGATCTACTAGTAAGCAACTATTTAGATCCAGATGCTCCAGATCCAGCACTATATCCAAAAGGTATGTTGCTATGGAATACACGTAGAAGTGGATTCAACGTAAAAGAATTCAAGCGTGATCATATTGATATCAATGCTGAAAATGGTCGTAATGGCGACGAATCAATGGCAGGCTACTATGCTAACCGTTGGGTAACAAAATCAGCAAACAACGAAGATGGTTCAGGATCATTTGGACGCAAAGCACAGCGTAAAATTGTTGTACAAGCGTTACAAGCAGAAATGAACAGCAACCAAGATATCCGCGATGATGAATCAAGAATCTTTAACTTGATTTCAACTCCAGGTTATCCGGAACTAATTGGTGAAATGGTAACACTAAACAACGATCGTGGATTAACAGCGTTTGTTGTAGGTGATACTCCGATGAGACTAACACCTGATAGCACATCATTAACAAACTGGGCAAACAACATTGCAGGCGCAGTAGAAGATAATGATGACGGTGCAGTTACAAGTGATGAATACTTAGGCATGTACTATCCAGCAGGATTTACAAGTGACAATGCAGGTAACAATATTGTTGTTCCAGCATCGCACATGGCACTAAGAACTATTGCACTTAACGACCAAGTTGCATTCCCCTGGTTTGCTCCAGCAGGTACAAGACGTGGTAGTGTAACTAATGCAACAGCATCAGGTTACATTGATAGTGAAGGAGAATTTACTAGTGTTGCACTAAACGAAGGACAAAGAGATACACTATATTCTAAGAATATTAACCCAATTTCGTTTATTAACGGAGCAGGACTTGTTATCTTTGGACAGAAAACTCGTGCAGCAAATGCAAGTTCACTAGATAGAGTAAATGTTGCTAGACTTGTAGTTTACTTACGTAGTCAACTTAAAACACTTGCTAAACCTTTCGTCTTTGAACCAAATGATAAGATTACAAGAGATAGCATTAAAGGACAAGTTGAAAGTCTACTAATTGAACTTACATCATTGAGAGCAATTTTTGACTATCTAGTTGTATGTGATGAAACAAACAATACTCCAACAAGAATTGATAAAAACGAACTATATGTGGACGTTGCTATCGAACCAGTTAAGAGTGTTGAGTTTATTTACATTCCACTACGTCTTAAAAACACAGGAGAAATTGCAAGTTTATAATCACTGAATTTAGGGTCAGCGAAAGTTGACCCTAAACTGATAAATACTTGTGAATAGGAGAAATATTAAATGGCAATCTCATCATTAACAAAATTAAGTGTTCCATTAGCAAGCGACCAGAGTGCAACATCTGAAGGCTTGTTAATGCCAAAACTACAATACCGTTTTAGAGTAAACTTTATTAACTTTGGCGTTACTGCATCAACTACTGAATTAACCAAACAAGTTATCGATGCTGCAAGACCGAACTTGACGTTCGAAAACATGCCAATTCCGGTATACAATTCAACTGTACATTTGGCAGGTAAACACACATGGAACCCAATTACAATTACATTACGTGAAGATGTAAACAACAGTGTGCAAAAACTAGTTGGCGAACAACTTCAGAAACAATTTGACTTTATTAATCAAGCAAGTGCTGCATCTGGTATTGATTATAAGTTCCAAACTAACATTGAAATTTTAGATGGCGGTAATGGAGCAGCAGAAGCAGGTGTGTTAGAAACTTGGGAAATTTATGGTTGCTACTTAACAGAAGTCAACTATAATTCCTTAGCATATGCAAACAGTGAACCAGTACAAACATCAGTTACAATACAGTATGATAATGCTGTACAAACACCAAATGGTGAAGGAGTAGGAGCAGCAGTTCCTAGAACAATTGGAACTGGTACAACTGGTTAATAGCAAATAAGAGATTGCTTTAGAAAAGGGAACTTCGGTTCCCTTTTTTATTATCCACACACTTTACATAAACGATAAATACAGTATGGCGTTCACAGGATTTTTTGATAATATTAAAAGCTATAATGGTCCTAAAGGTAATTTAGGCGATTATGATCATGCATCTAGAGTATTCCGCTCTAACAATATGCGTCTTGCTCCTAAGCACAAGTTTCTCTATCATGTAGTTTTGAATATAAACCCAGATGTTAGACCAGACACGCTCATTGATAATTTTACACAAGAAGACATTCATATTTTAGCAAAAAGTGCAGAACTGCCAAAATATAGACCACAAGTAGAAGTTTTAAATCAGTATAATAGAAAAAAACTTTTACAAACAAGAATAGATTATCAGCCAGTAAGAATTGAATTTCATGATGATAATGCAGGGCTAACAACATTGTTGTGGGAAGCATATTTTAGATATTATTATGCAGACGGCGATCATCAAAAACAAAGTGCTTCAGCAGCACCAGATATTGCTCCAGACGAAAGATATAGAAGAAGTGCATTTGGATCTAATAATACATATTTTCAAAACTTTAATTACAGATATGGTTTAGATAAACCAAATAAAATGTATCAATTTTTTGATTCTATTCAAATTTTCCAATTGCATCCTTTGAATAAAAAAACACACTATACATGCTTTACACTAATTAATCCATTAGTAGAAGATTTCCAACACGATAATGTGCAATCAGAAGGAAGTGAATTTTCAACTAATTCAATGACAGTAGCATACGAAACAGTTCATTACGAAAGAGGAGAACTATTAGAAGGTGTAGCACCTACATCTTTTGGAGATCAAAGACACTATGATACTAGACCAAGTCCTATACAAGAAGGAGGCAGTAGTTTTGGCACCAGTAGAGTTACAACTACACCGTTTGGAAGTGTGTCTCCGCAAAAAGGAAGAACTAATTCTATAGAAGCATTTGCACAAAATTTTATAAAAACATCTGCTTCTAAATTTTTAGGAGATAAATTAAATCTAGATAGATTAGGTTTACAACCTATTGTAAATCAAGGACTTACATCTAGAGGAATAAATCAGCAAGGTCAAGGTGGTATTAATTGGGCAGATATAAAAGCAGCAGGAGCAGAACAAAGATCTGCACAACAAAGAACCGATTTAACAGATAATTTACCTGCTAACTCAAGACCCTTTAAGGGCAGTTACGATAACAAAAATGAAAAATTAGTAAATGTAAACGGAAAAACTTATGTTGTTCCTAGACAGGAATCTGCATAATGTCTACTTATGAAAACATAACAGTAGTAAATGATAGTAATTTAGACACAAGAAGAACTTTTAATTCATTCTTTGATAGATCACTTCATTATAATGCGGCAGATATCGATGCAGTAGTAGGATTTTTTGTCAAAAGAGGATTTGAAGAAGTTGCTTCTATAAGCATAGCATCAGTCATACTTTCACAAGCAAAAGCAGATGGAATACCTGTTTTTGATTTATTAGATACTTTAAAAGGCTATGATAAAGTACAATTAACAAATTTAGTAGCAGTCATATTAAATAACAGTAGAAGTTCTATAACAAAATTAGGATTCAAAGCAGATGTAGACGTAACAAATAATTTTGAAGCACGAAACGTCGACGGCTTTGATTTTCCATTGTTACCAGAACCAACAGAAGAAACAAGTGGATACATAACTCCGGGATATGTTGCCCCTGGATATGTAGCGTAGGAGAAATACAATGGCAATTACGTTAAGAACAGTCAAAGGATCAACACTTACATTTGACGAATTAGACGGTAACTTTACCGATCTTGATACTCGTATTGTTGCATTAGAAAGCGGTACACTAGCAAGTTTATCAGATGTAGCAAGTGTAACACCGAATGTAGGTGAAGTTTTACAATGGAACGGAGACGAATGGGCACCGGCAGTAGGCGGAACATCTGATGCAGATACGCTAGACGGACAAGACGGATCATACTATTTAGATTGGTTAAATGTAACAGGCGCCCCTGCAATTCCTACAGACATTAACCAATTGGCAGATGCATCTAGTTTATTGTTCAGCGGACAATATAACGATTTGACAGGCGCTCCTGTTGTTCCTTCGGATATCAACCAACTTACCGACCAAGGTGATTTGTTATTTGACGGACTGTATAGCAGTCTTACTGGTGCTCCTACTATTCCTACAGACATAAATCAACTTACTGATGCAGACGTACTGTTATTTGACGGTGCTTATTCTAGTTTAACCGGAAGACCTACTGTTCCTACAAGTATACAAGATTTAAGTGATGTTGCAGGTGATGCAAGTACATCAGCAGTTTCAGGACAAGTTTTAAAATGGAATGGGTTTGAATGGGCAGCAGCAGATGATGCAACATCAGGAGGCGGCGGCTTAGATGCTACTACATTAAACGGACAACCGGGAAGTTATTACATTGATTATACAAACTTTGTAAATGTTCCTGATATTCCTACTGACGTTAATGATTTAACAGACGACAGTAATTTACTTTTCAGTGGATCGTACAATGATCTAACAGACCAGCCTGTAGTTCCTGACATTGCAAATTTTGAATTTTCTGCAAACACAATTGATACAGACGACTCTAGTCAAATTGTTGTTGTTCCTAGTGTAAACTTCCAAAGCGGAATATATGTCGATGATGTTGTAAACTGTGCAGATTTAGAAATTCAAGGTACTGGACCATTCTATCTTAGAGCAGGTAATGATCTTATTTTAGAAGCTACAAATAGAACACAAGTAACTTCTCCGTTGAATTTAAATAATGTTACTACCACAGAAAGAAATGCATTATTAGCAACAGATGGTGATTTAATTTATAATACGTCTACACAAGCAGTAGAAGTGTATGATGGACTTTCATGGGTAGCACTAGGTGCATCAGGCGGCGGCTTAACTGATATTGTACAAGATACAAGTCCACAATTAGGTGGCACACTAGATGCCAACCTAAACGATATTGACATGGGTACAAACACAATTACTGATGCAAAAGTAGGTCAGTGGGACACTGCGGTTAGTTGGGGAGATCACAGCACAGGAGGATATGTTAGTGCATCATCTCCAACTGTAACAAATGACATTACTATGGATGGTGCTGTAATTAAACATATTTTTGATGTACAAGACAACGGCCTTAATACAGCATTTACAGTTAGTGACACTGGAAATAATTGGTTTCCGATAGCAGAAGATAATCCTGTATTATATCTAAGACGTGGTGAAAGATATGATTTTGCAGTAGATGCAACAGGACATCCATTTGATATTAGAGTAAGCAACGGCGGTGCACAATATAACACAGGTGTTACTAACAACGGTGCAGCAGTAGGAACTGTTAGTTTTACAGTTCCAATGAGTGCTCCTAGCACACTTTACTATCAATGTCAAATCCATTCTGTAATGGGTAACACAATAAACATAGTTTAAGGACATATCATGAGTGAAAAAGAATATATTGTAACACTAAACAAAGGTGTAGATCCTGCTAGTTTTGCAGCAGAAATGACACAAAGTACAGGCTCATCAACTGTTCCTAATAGAAGTGTTGATGTTGCAAATGCAAGATTAGCAAGTAACCGTAATACTCACTATGCTTTGTCTGAAGCAGAAGCAGAAGCACTTAAAAATGATTCTAGAGTAATGGATGTAGCAGTGCCACCTGATCAGGATGATACTTTAGAAATTGGACATTTTGCAACACAAGATGCTAACTGGCAAAAGACAAGTAGCGACACAGGTGATTACACAAACTGGGGATTGTATCGTTGTCATTTTGCAAATAATCCTTATCCTAACACATTGAACGCAACACCTAATTCTACCGAACCGTTTAGATATAGTTTAGATGGATCAGGTGTAGATGTTGTTATTCAAGACAGTGGATTGCAAATGGATCATCCTGAATTTACAGATGAATTTGGCGGGTATAGAACACAAGCAATTGATTGGTATGATGGATTTAGCGGCGGCGGTACACAAAACGCAAATCATTATAGAGATTACAATGGGCATGGCACACACTGTGGAGGTATTGCAGCAGGTAAAACATACGGCTGGGCAAAAGCAGCAGAAATTTATAGTGTAAAGGTTAGTGGCTTGGAAGGTTCAGGCGACAGTGGCACTGGTATCAGTGTCACTGATTGCTTTGATGTTATTAAAGAATGGCATAATGCAAAGCCAGTAAGTCCTACTACTGGAAAGAAAAGACCAACTGTTGTAAATATGAGTTGGGGTTATGGTAGAAGTTATACAAGCGTAAGTGAAATAAACTATAGAGGTGTATCAGAAACAGGCACAGCAATAGCAACAACTGATCAATGGTACGATTTTGGGCTAGTGCCGAATTTGGTAGGACTTAGCACATACCAAACAAATGTACGTATTGCAAGCGTTGACACAGATGTAGAAGAATTAATTGATGCAGGAGTTCATGTTTGTATTGCAGCAGGAAATAGAGCACATAAAGTAGATGTAAGTGGTGGTTTAGATTATGATAATTTTGCTGTGCTTAGTAGCGGTACAACATACTATCATAGAGGAAGTTCACCATACAGTACACGAGCATTAATGACTGGAAACATTGAAGCAGATATGCACAACGATACATTAGAAAGATTAAGATCCTCTTCCGAAAAAGGTCCAGGAGTTGATATCTATGCACCAGGTTCAGACATTATGAGTGCTAGTAGTAATACAAATGAATTTACAACAGGTGCTTATCATCTAAACAGTTCTTTTAGACAAATGAATATAAGCGGTACAAGTATGGCTTCACCACAAGTTTGTGGTGTAATTGCTACTATACTACAGGCAAATCCAGGAGCAACACCTGAACAAATTAGAACATATATTCATAATAACGCACAGACTGGAAAACTTTATACTGATGGTACTACAGATAATTACCAAGACACATCTGGGATCTTAAATGGCCCAAATAGATATCTATTTACACCGTTCAACCTATCTATTGTAGGACAAATAGGTAGAAGATAATGACCAAGTATGCTCAGGGTAAATTCAGACCAAAAAACCCTGACAAATATATAGGCGGTAGTATGCCTACATATCGTAGCAGTTGGGAATTTCACTTTATGAAGTTTTGTGACGAGAATCCAAGTATATACAAGTGGGCCAGTGAAGCGATTAAGATTCCTTATAGAAATCCTTTTACTGGCAAACAAACAATTTATGTACCTGACTTTTTTATACACTATGTAGATCAAAATGGTAAACAAAAAACTGAAGTAATAGAAATAAAGCCTGAAATGCATACATTAAAAGAAAAAACAGGACGTAACAGAAGAAATCAATTGCATTGGGCATTGAATCAAGTAAAATGGGAAGCGGCTAGAAACTGGTGTAAATCTAAAGGTATTGCTTTTAGAATCATAACTGAAAAAGATATGTTCCACACAGGCGGGCGCTAAATATTATATGAGTAAAAAACTAGAAGATCTTTTAAACTTGCCAGATTCAAAAGAAATAATCAAAGAGCAAGAACGTCAACAAAGAAAAGAAGATAAGCAAGCACTTGTACAACAAGAGCAAACTTTTCGAGACATAGAAGAATTTGATAAGATAGCAAGTGCATTACCCGCTGTAAAAGGACTAGGGGAAATGGCAGATACTGAACTTAATGAGGTTGCTGATAAAGCAATGCAAGCGTATGAAGATCTAATGGATTTAGGTATGAATGTTGAGTCACGTTATTCTGGTAGAGTATTTGAAGTTGCAGGCACAATGCTTAAAACAAACCTAGATGCAAAGACTGCTAAAATTGATAAAAAATTAAAAATGATAGAATTGCAACTTAAGAAACAAAAACTAGATAGCGATACTATCGACCATGGATTTACAGAAGGTGACGGCTATGTTGTAACTGACAGAAATAGCCTACTAGAAAAGTTAAAAGGCATGGATAAGGATAAATAATACTAGTAACAGGATCCATTACTATGAAACAATTTAAAGAATATTTAACAGAAGCCAAGAAAACCTATCCTTTTAAAATAGGAGTAGCAGGTGATTTGGCTGACGATTTTGAATCTCAAATGAAAGCGTGTTTAGGAAAATTTGAAGTAGCAAATTGCAGTTCAGGTAAAAAAACACCTATTCAAGAACGTCCATTAGATTTCCCACAACTAGAAAATATGGAAGTAACTTATTGGGAGTGTGAATTAGGCTACCCAACTACTACTTTAATATTACAGGAATATATTGAACAATGCTGTGCATGTCAGCCAGGATACGTAATTGTACGCAGTCCAGGAGAAGCACAAGAAGCATATCAAGAACAAGTAGAAGAAAAAACATATGAGCCTATGCTAACTACAGAAGAATTAGAAGGCGAATCTGCACAAGATCAAGTAGGCGAAAAAAGAATAATGGATCTTTTAAAAGAATTAGAAACTGCTCGTAAAGAAAAACAAGAAGGTAATGCACACAAAGCAGAACCAGTTAAAGAAGAGCCACAAAACACAGAAAGTGTTATAGGAGGTTAATATGGCTGATCAAAATATGCTGAACATTTTACAAGGTTTTGACAGTGTTGAAAAGAAAGAAAACTTAAACGAGTCATTTGTTGTAGAATGTCCACCAGACATGGCTGAAGCAGAAGGCCCGCTTACTATTAATATTTCAGGCGATACAGATTCGATGGCACAAGTAATGCAAGCACTAGCAGGCATTAAAGGTGGATCAATGCGTATGCCAGCAGCAATGGATGATGATCCGACCATTCCGGGTATCGACGATGTGCCAGGAGACATGGATCTAAAAGCAGGATTGTTGGGCAAATTAGGTGGTGCAGCAGTTGGTGGACTAGCAGGCGGCGCATTAGGCGGCGTACCTGGTGCAGCATTAGGAGCATTGGGCGGCGCAGCAGCAGGTGACGAGATTACTGATGTTGATTATGACGATCCAAGCATTCCAGGAAGAGATGGAGATCCAGATGATCAAGATCTTGCAGCAGGTGCAATTTCAGACTTTGCAAAAGGCGTAATGGACAAAGGTGCTGAAATCGGTAGCAATGTTGGAAAATCAGTAGGCCAAGCAGCAGGCGCAGCATATGGTGCTACAAAAGCAGGTCCAATGGGCGGCGCAGCAGGTGCATCAATGGGTGCCACAAAAGGTGCAGAAATTGGTGCAAAAATTGGTAAGTATGCTCCAGCAGCGGCAGCAGCAGGTGCCGGTGCAGCAGGTGCAGCAGCATTAATGAAAAAAGACAAAGATGAAGAATCAGTTGAAGAATGGGAAAACACTCCAGCAGGTTCGGAAGGTGAAGAATCATATATGGATACAAAGTATATGACAAAGTCACTATCACATGGCTTAAACAGAGCCAAAAAAATGTATAAGCCGGCAGCAGGAGGAGATAATCCAATGGCAACAGAAATGAAAGCCAGACTATTAGCAGCATTAAATGAAAAGAAAAACAAACTTGATCCAGTAGGTAAAGAAGACGATGATGTTAACAATGATGGTAAAAAAGACAAAACCGATGACTATCTAAAGAATCGTCGTGAAAAAGTAGCGAAAGCTATTTCTAAAGATAAACCACAGAAAAACGAACAACAAGCATTGAACTTGCTAACAAAACTAGCAGGTCTTTAAACCCCCCAGACATCAATAGCGCCTTAGGGCGCTATTTTTGTGACTAAATATTGTATGAGTAAATCACTTGACGGAGTATTAGTCAAAAAGGCTAATAAGCAAGAAACATTTAACGAAAACCAAATACAGGATCTTATGAATTGCATGGATCCTGATGAAGGATATCTGTACTTTGCAAGACAATTTGCTTACATTCAACATCCTGTAAAAGGCAAATTGTTATTTGAACCCTATGAGTATCAATTGCGCTTAATGCATTCCTATCACAGTTATAGATTTAATATAAACATGATGCCTAGACAAACAGGAAAAACTACTTGTGCTGCTATCTATCTTGCTTGGTATGCAATGTTTAATCCTGATCAAACTATTCTAATTGCTGCACACAAATATACAGGTGCACAAGAAATTATGCAGCGTATTCGTTATGTATATGAATTATGTCCTGATCATATTAGAGCAGGTGTTGTATCCTATAATAAGGGCTCAATAGAATTTGAAAATGGATCACGTATAGTAAGCCAAACAACAACAGGCACTACTGGACGCGGTATGTCTATTTCGTTACTATATTGTGACGAGTTTGCATTTGTGCAACCTAACATTGCAGATGAATTTTGGACTTC